TTCATCATTATGATTTGGAGTCTCTTTGCTGGTTTTGAAATTCTTAATAAGGACTTCATTACCGTTGCTTACTCATTCGTATATTGAGGAGGTAACTAATAATGGCTAAAAAGATTTTCCCCGGTAACTGGGTCACAAACTTAAGTAGTTACCAAGGCCAGCCAGTTGTGGCTTGCCCAGGTCGTGTTTACTACCACAAGGTTGGTTATGCATTAGTAACTTCTACAGGAGCTACTGAATTTGCAATTACCATACCTAGCCCTGATATGCGTGGCGACGACAAAGTTCGTGCCGACATCACAGGACTAACAATTCCAGCAGGAGCAAGCGTATACCACGTAGGTATTCGTGTTCCTGATATGCGTAAAGATCTTGGAACCGGTACTGCCGCTTCTGGTCTAGTTGGTACAAACACAGACACCATCGCCGTCAAGGATGCTGCTGCATCTGCGGCTGGAAGTATCACAACTTCTGTTGTTTCTTCTCCAACAATTGCCGTTGCGAGTGCAACTATTGCACCAGCATCAGCGAAGAAAGGAATCGTAACAGCAGCAGTTCTTTCAGGAGCAGAAACCTTAAAGGTTTATGTTCGTAATGCAGCTGCTAACGCTGCTGGAAGTGCATTGTCTTCTACACAAACTGGTGGTACACCAATCATCGTTGAAGTTTCATACTTCGTAGACGATGAAGTTGCTGGATTAGACGATACATACGTCCCATTCATCACTGAGACCTAAATTACTAGGTTTTCTCACTACAATAAGAGCATCTCTTACGGGGTGCTCTTTTTTTATTTATGGCGTTATATCAAAATCAAAAGAACGGTCAGGTTGTCGAGTTCATTGGACATCACGACAAAGACTGGGCAATGGTCAAGAATGCAACAGGTATAGTTCAATACGTTGCCTTGGAAGACTTAGTTTCATACGAAGCAAATAAAGGTCGAACAGGTCAGAAAGTTGAACCGGTGATTATGGATGAGAAGGATGAAGATAAAATTCCTGAAGCCGTAATCCCTGCTGATACAAGGCTTAATGTTAATGTTGCAACTGCTGAAGCATTAGCCAAGCAAGTTAAAGGTATTGGATATGCCACTGCTAAAAAGATTGTCGAATTAAGATTGTCTTTACCTGCGGAAAGGTTCTCCAAATTGGATCAACTGAAAAAGATAGCAAGAGTTGATTGGGAAGAGGTATTTAAAGAAGACCTTATCTACATTGCCTAGAATAAAGCGAAAGTCGCTTTTATAGAGATTGGAGCTCAACGACTACGACAAAAGCCGTACAAGGTTCCATCTTGGCTACAACACCGGAGCAAACTTACCTGCCGGTGATATCGCTCGCTTAGAAGAAGCACTAGCACGTGTTCCTGATAGTTATTTCTATGACAGGATCATTGAGCATTTGAATCGTTGCGACAAGGCTTACAGATTATCTCAGGTATTTAAGTCTGAGACATCTCCACAGCCAAACATGATTCAAAGAATCACAGGGGATACTGACAGGCAGATCATGCAGTCAGATCCTATTAAGGCTGATAAAACATATCGTGAAATCTATCTTCGTGAAGTCGATCGATTAGCTGAGACATTGTATGTCGCTAATTACAGACGAGAAGAGGTAAGACGTTATGCATTTGATCGGTCTGGTGCTGAATACATCATGGCGGTAAAAGGTCCAGCTGATACGGCGGTTGGAACAAGAGTTGCACAAGCCGTTGGATCACAAAACTGGAGGTAATTAATGTTTTTCAATAGACCCAATACAGGTGGATTCAATACTCATGGTGCAGGTGCCTGGGGTGAAACCAAAGAAGATGAAACCAAATTTGATGGTCGATTAAAATTCGGTCCTAAAGATGACATTGTCGATATAGAAGCAGCGAAAAGAAAAATAGATAATGCTTCGAGCTCAGGTAATAGTGGGCAGAGCGAAGCTCCAACAACCAATCCAGGTGCTGATCGAATCAGAAATAGACAGTCGGATATGACAGCGTTGCTCCAGCAGTACGGCAAAGTTCCACTTGACCCTGCTCTAGGAGGAGTCGCTGGTTTCGGACTTGGCATGGTTATGGGAGACGGAAAACCTTTACCAGCTTTGCTAGGAGCAGGTGCTGGATATCTATTAGGAAAAAGCAATAGTATTTTATTGCCCGGACAAAAGCCTGAAGGAGAGAGTGAAGCTTTTGATGCTAGTCAGGCCATAGAAGGCACGGCTCCAGTTGAATCTCAAACAGAAGCAGTATCACAAGAAAAGGCAGATATCTCAGGGATGTATCCAGGGGTTGACCAGCTAACTGAAGGAGGAATGGCTTTTGCTCCCGGATTTACAAATGCAGCAGCAAATAGAAGTAATACGTTTGGACAGGATGTAACTACGTTATTGGCTCAATCAGCGAAGACGACAGGAGATCAAGTACAAGGTGGAAATATGCAACCAAAGATTGATGCGGCAGATCCAGGATTAGAAGTTCCTGCACCTGGAGGACAACCCGGCAATGTTCCTAATCCAGCTGACGAGTTGCTGACATCATTCAGCAAAGGACGAGTTCCCTCATACGTATTTCAAACTCTCGGCGGAGGATCTGTGGCATGACCAAAAAAGCCGAGCACATGAAATACAAAGAAGGTGCTAAAAGATCTTTCCGACCAAATGAGTGGTACATCGATAAAAGAAAAGAACGGGAAGCTAATAGTTTTTTAGCAGGTTCTAAGGGTGGAGTCCCAAACAATCCAGCGAACATAAGATCGTTTGAGCCAATACCTGCACCAGTCGATCCTGCCGGATCAATGCAAGGTGATCAAGTTCTAAGAAGAAATCCATACGGCGATGGAGAGCAGATTATTAATAGCGAAAAGGCGACATGGAAAAGACCTAATCAACGTGGAGCATCATTTGATCCTCCCCCTGTTCCTGTCGAAAAAGCAGGGAAAGTAAAAAAGGCAAATGATCAAAATTC